AGTTTGATTACTCTTAAGATTTATTTTATCTGCTTCGTCTATAACTTTATCATTAAAACTCATTTCAACTTTTCTACTGACTCCTTGATGTAATAAATCAAGGAATAAGACTAAGAATTCATCTATATCATTTTGATTAAAATTACTGAAATATAAATCTTTTTCTAAGCATATTTTCTGAAATCTTCTTAATAAACTAATAGGATTTATCATTTGTTTATTTTCGTTTGACCACATACTTCTCTGAAATTGAAACCATTCATAAAGTAATGAATCTTTATTTGCTCTTTTACATTCATTAAAAAATTTTTCATTATTAGGATGAAATACTATCAGATGACTTAAACACTGAAGGGCAGAATTCATATAACATGTATTTCCTAAATTAGCTAAACCTTTATTTCCAGCATGAATAGGTTTTTTATTTTCAGGCATATTTACTTTAAATATCTATGATTTTTTTAAATAAATAAATATACTTAAAAATATTTTATTTACACTTATTATAAAAAATGAGTGATACGGTTGATAATGTTATGGATGTTGTCAGCGAAGCAGCAGAATCCGAGCCAACTGAAGATGTTGTTGTAAATGAGGAAGCGCCTGCTGAAGAAGTAGCAGAACCTGCCCCAGTGGAAGAACCAGAACCTGTTGCTGAAGAAGTAGAAGGACCTGAACCTGTTGCTGAAGAAGTAGCAGAGCCTTCTCCTTCGGAGCCTTCAGCGCCTGTCTCTACTCAGGAAGTTGTTCAGAATGTTCAGGAAATTTTATCATCTACTGAAACTAATGTATCAGGAAATGATTTAGAAAATCGTGTTAAAGTGTTAGAAGAAAAATTGGAAATTATTGTTGATAAATTAATTAAATTAGGTCTGAAATTTTAAATTTTATTAATAACTTAGTTAGAGTAAGCAAGACCACCCATACCACTCATAATGCGGAGGACATTATAGTTAACAGCAAAGATTACAGCATTAGACACGATAGTTGCGCCGTCTACGTTATTCCATTGCGCGTTATCAATACGAGAGAAGTTGCAAGTTCCAGAAGGTTGATGTTCTTCCGGTTTGAGGGCAAATGAGTATACACCAATGGCATCATTAATATTGGATTTAAGTGTCACGTCTACGGTTGTCGAATCTAAACCACCCGGTCCGGTGTGGTGTTCCCATACCTGTGTCCGCGAAAAGTATGATAAAGGACGAGCTGCCATTCTATCATGGCCATTTAACTTCAAGTTCATAGTCTTGCGATAATCCGTGACTGCAGCTACCAATTCGGTAGAAGTTATCGCTCCTGCTGCGCCCTGTCCGGCTGTCCAAATAAGTTCTTTGACGGGGTGATTGAAATTAAGATCTACGCTACTAGTCCCTGCGGTTAATGTTTGTTCTTGAACTTGCTCAATAAGGTATTCGTGAGAAACCTGTGCGAATCTACGGCGCTCATCGGTGTCAAGGTAAATATAATCGCACCATAATTTGTTGGCGCGCGTGGTGGTGCTAGCATGGTATGAATCACTAATTGCATGGTCCAGGATAACCTTAACTTCATGGTATTGAAGGGCAATCAAAGGTAAAGCAAGACCTGGGTTGCGACAAAACCAAAAATACAATGGAACTGTGAACCGGGACGGCACGGTGACACCAGCGTTGTCATTTACACCACCACAACCACTCATTGTTTGAAATAAGGTTCCAGCGGTCCCTGCTATATCGCTTCCAGAATACCATGCTGCATTCTGGACAGTTGTCCCGGAAGGGTTGGGTTCGGTTAATTCAGCCCAAGTTTCCATCCATACACCAGTATGTTTATCAATTTTCTGACCACCAATCTCAAGTTCTACAGATTTAATCCAGGCATTACCTGGATTACCAACGCCAGATAGAGTTGTTCCTTGAACGTCTAGATACATTCTGTGAACTAAATCACCATTGCGAGAAATAGTTGCAGTGCAACGACCGCTAGAATCGGCAGAGCCGTTCCACGTCTGCTCAATAGCCTCCATGGAGAAGTTAGTGTGTCTGCGGTAGACAACCTTGAAGAAAGTAATCTGCGGGTTACCCGTAAGGTAAATATCCTGAGCGCCATAAGCTACAAGCTGCATTAATCCACCTCCCATATTATTTTATACCTTAATATAGAAAAAAATTTTGGGGAAATTAAACTAATTAATTTTTCCGCTAATTATATTTACGCTAATTATATTTACTTAAATTTAAATTTAAATTTTTTGATGAATCTTAAATAATATTTATTTTTATATTATATTTTTAAAAAAGAATATCTTAGAAAATAGAGATAAAATATATTAATTTATTTTATAATTTAAGCTTAGTTAAGAATACTTTAGTTAGAGTATGCTAAGCCACCCATACCAGACATGATACGTAAAACGTTGTAGTTGACAGCATAGATAGTCTGACTAGCATCGGGCTGTGTGCCAGTGAAATCTAACTTCGCGTTATCAATACGAGAGAAGTTACAGGTTCCAGATGGCTGGTGCTCCTCAGGTTTGAGAGCAAATGAGTAAACATTAATCTTCTTAAGCATCTGAGAGGTGCGGGCATCATTCGTATTAGTTATCTTTGAGATAGATTGAATTATTACCGCGCTAGCACCAGATTCTCCTGCAAGGTTTTCAATCCTTGATTTAAATTGAACTAATGTATTGTCAACGTGCCCATCCGTGCCGTTGGCGGCTTGGCAGGCAGTTACCTCGGCAATTAGAACCCCGGGATCACCACCTAAAAAGCTTGCTCCGCTCCCTGTAATAAGAACTAAATCACCCGCTAAGAGAGCATTTACCGCTAAATCAGTAGTTCTGAATCCATATACTGCTTCTGGAGCAGGAGTTGGACCCGATATGACGCCTGGTGGTCCACCCAATGAATGTTTTGTAACTGTAACTACTCCCGAGCTTAATTGGGAGGCGATGAGTGCGTCATCAGTAGAGGAAGCGCTCGTAGCACCACTGACATATGCAACACCTTTTAAATTATTTGCACCACTGGATACTAATTTTTTAGATACTACAGGTAAATTTTGACGAGGAACAGCCGTGTGGTAATCAAATGGCTGTCTGAGCTGAAAGTATTCAGATTGCTGAGCAGAGAAACGATCATGTCCGTTTAACTTAAGTAGAGCAGTGTCATAGTCGGCGATTGCTTGATTCGTCCAAATTAATTCCTTAACAGGGTGATTAAAGTTTAATTTTTCAGATGTAGATCCACCAGATGTTTGTTTCTGTAACTGTTCAATTAGATATTCATGGGAAACCTGAGCGAAACGACGGCGTTCATCGGTGTCAAGATAGATATAATCGCATACTACTTTAGAAGCAGCGACGTTGCCAGCAAGTTCACTTGATCCCCAAGTAAACTTAAGCTTGACTTCGTGATACTGTAGAGCAATCAAGGGTAATGCTAGTCCCGGATTACGACAAAACCAAAACTGAAGAGGGACCTGAACCATATCAACACCACTCGCGGCTTGATCTGAAACAGCTCCCTGCATAGATTTAAGACCAATTGCCTTAGATTCAGGTGTGCTTAATTCATTCCATACATCCATCCATTCCTGATAATGACGGTCAATACGCTGACCACCAATTTCAAGTTCAACCTCTGAAACCATTTGAGAACCGTCTTTGACCCCAGCATTATCATTTGTAACATATACCTTGTATACTAAATCACCATTACGAGAAATAGTTACCGTGGAATTTCCACCAAAAGAAGGATTACCATTAATAGTCTGTTCAATAGTCTCCATAGAGAAATTAGTGTGTCTCCTGTAGACAACCTTGAAGAAAGTAATCTGCGGGTTACCAGTTAAGTAAATATCCTGAGCACCATAAGCTACAAGTTGCATTAATCCACCTCCCATATTATTTTTATACCTTAATTTAGAAAAAAATTATGAGGAAATTAACTCATTTAATTTTTCCGCTTGTTATATTTACTTAAATTTTTGACGAATCTTAAATAATATTTATTTTTATATTATTTTTTTAAAAAAAGAATATCTTAGATTATGTATTATTTAAAAGACTTAGTATGAATAATTTAATTGCTGTAAGCTAAGCCACCCATACCAGACATGATACGGAGAACATTGTAGTTGACAGCGAAGATCGTAAGGGACATAATACTAGTTGTTGAATTCACCGTATCTATTCCATCAGCATCAGCAGAATCAATTGTTAGAGAAGTACCTACTAATTGAGCATTGTCAATTCTAGAGAAATTACAGGTTCCGGAAGGTTGGTGTTCTTCGGGTTTAAGGGCAAATGAGTAAACCGCAATACCATCGCCACCAACAACTTGGGCGGCATCATATGCTTCGCTCACGGCGATGGTACCACTACCATTTTCATCGTCCGTGCCCTGTGTTCGGAGTGAACCATAACCAGTATGGTGTTGCCATACTTGAGTTCTAGTGAAATATTTAGAATCTCTTTCTTTAAAACGATCATGTCCATTAAGTTTTAATTGCCAATTACCACCCATAGTATCAACTGTGACGGGTCCAGCAGTAGGGTCATTAATAATTGTTCCTGCAGCAGAAGAACCAGGGGCTCCATTTCTACCCATAGTCCCTGTATTTTGAGTCGCCCAAATTAATTCTTTCACCGGATGATTGAAGTTAAGATTAATAGATGGAGATGTAGTTGTAACACTATTTTCTGAATATTGTAATTGTTCAATAAGGTATTCGTGAGATACCTGAGCAAAACGGCGTCTTTCATCAGTATCAAGGTAAATATAATCGCACCATAAATCGAAGTTTTTAGTAGATGCTTGGGTATTTTTGACAGCTATATTTAGGATCCCAGACGTGCCGGCCGCTGACACATTACGGAGGAGATTTTGGACCGTTTCAAAAGTCACTTTAACTTTGACTTCGTGATATTGAAGAGCAATTAAAGGTAAGGCAAGTCCTGGATTACGATTAAACCAAAAATTTAATGGCAAGAATATTTTATTAACTGTAATCTGCCCCCCCCCGCTCCCAGAGTCTCTATAATCAAAACCATTTACAGTAGCTTGGTTTAAACTAGAGAAGGCAGGACCGTCTTTATCTGTCATTAAACCAAAACCGTTTCCAGTCATCAATTGATATAAAGTTCCATTTCCAGAAGTAGTGTTGGTGAGCGTCTTCAATGTACCACCAAAATGACCAGACGGATTAAATTGGGTTAAATCAGAATAAACACGATTCCACATAGCCGTATGTTTATCTATTCTTTGACCACCAATTTCAATTTCACATTCTTTAATTAATGAATCACCATATCTTTCGCATAATCCTACATTGTGGGCAGTTTGAGCGTGTTCGTCATCAAATACAGCATCATGTTCCAAATACATTCTGTACACTAAATCACCATTGCGGGAGATAGTTGCCGAAACATCATTACCGAAATCAGCGGTGCCGTTGAAGTTCTGCTTAATCGATTCCATCGAGAAGTTCGTGTGTCTGCGGTAGACAACCTTAAAGAAAGTAATCTGCGGGTTACCCGTAAGGTAAATATCCTGAGCGCCATAAGCTACAAGTTGCATTAATCCTCCTCCCATATTATATACCTTACCATAGAAAAAAATTTTTAGATTAAATAAACTAATTAATTTATTTAATAAAAAAGAATAAAGTTTATAATTTATCTTAAGATGAGATAATAATTTTTAGAATTTATGAATGTTTAGGACTTTAGTTGGCAAGAAACTTAGTTTATACTTTAGTTCGAGTAAGCAAGACCACCCATACCAGACATGATACGGAGAACATTGTAGTTGACGGCGAAAACAACATTTGCGGTCGCTCCAGCTCCAATAAGTTGAGCATTATCAATACGAGAGAAGTTACATGTTCCAGATGGTTGATGTTCTTCGGGTTTAAGGGCAAATGAATAGACTGCTATAAAATCCCCGAAAGCACCGTCACTATTGCTGTTGGGCACAAGCCCCCCTGCCCCCGAATGATGTTGCCATATCTGTGTACGAGTGAAATATCTCCAATCTCTTGCAGCAAAACGATCATGACCATTTAATTTAAGTTGGAATGTATTTTTACCGGAAGAAGGTACCCGGAGTAAGCAAGATCGCTGTAGCGCTGGCTTCTGTGTCCATATTAATTCTTTTACGGGGTGGTTGAAGTTAAGGTCAGTTGAAGTAGCAGACCAGCTTTGTTCTTGGACTTGTTCAATTAAGTATTCATGTGATACCTGGGCAAAACGTCTGCGTTCATCAGTATCAAGGTAAATGTAGTCACACCATAATTTCTGTGAGACAGGAGTCGTCGTTGAGTGAAAAGGACCCGTAGTTGCGTCTGTGCACAATGACTGATTTAAAATAACTTTAACTTCATGATACTGAAGGGCAATTAATGGTAAAGCGAGACCAGGATTACGGCAAAACCAAAATTGTAATGGGACCCACAGTTTTTCCGCCCCCGTTGTCCCTAGGGAACCACCTGCACCCGCCATATTTTGAAATAAAGTACCAGTTTGTGTTGCCCCCCCGCTGTTGCCGACGTGGCCAGAAGGATTTGGTTCAGTTAATTCCGCCCATACTTCCATCCATGTTCCTGAATGTTTATCGATTTTCTGACCACCAATTTCTAATTCAACATCGACTATAGCGGCATGTCCGGGATTGCTTACTGCTGCAAGAGTCCCCTCCATTTCTAAATACATTCTGTGAACTAAATCACCATTACGAGAAATAGTAGCTGTGCATCTTCCACCCCCAACCCCTACCTCTGTTCCGTTCCAAGTCTGTTCGATGGATTCCATCGAGAAATTAGTGTGCCTTCTGTAAACAACCTTGAAGAAAGTAATCTGGGGATTACCCGTAAGGTAAATATCCTGAGCGCCATAAGCTACAAGTTGCATCAATCCTCCTCCCATATTATTTTTATACCTTACCATAGAAAAAAATTCTAATGGATTAAATTTAACTAAACTTTAACCAAACAAAAATGAAAATAATATTACCATCATAAGTGCTTCATAGAAAGTTAATGGTTTAAAACGACTCGTATCTCCACCAGAATTTTCTACTATCTTAGGCCACATCATATTATATGTAATTTGAACAACATATGCTTTGATTAAAAGCACAAATATTATCATAAAAAATACAGCGAATAATGTACTAATATTTTTATTTTTTATCATTTCCTCCACTTTACCCCCACCTTTCAATAATCCATTTATTCCGCCTCCGATCATAATTTATAATTATTCGTTAGAAAATATTTTTTCGGTTTCTTCTTTATTCATTTCTAAATCCAATACTTGTTTCACTGGATTCATAATCTGATTTGATATATAAAATTCATAATCTAAGACTAATTGTTTTTCTTTAATATAATCAATATGTTCAATTCTATCACCTTGTAAAATAGTTATCTTTTTATATTTAGGTTGTGTCAAATCTTCGA